AACACCTAGTATCTCAATCTGTAATCAAAGGAGAAAACAGTGATCTTCATTACTTTAATGTACTGTTATCCTATGGTCAGAAAGAGATCTTTGATGAGTACCTACCTAAGCACATCAACAAGGATAAGCATCTGAAGTACATTCTAGATAAATGTGGATACCGAGTAACTAAACGTAATGAACCAGGTTTGGTGGGTTACCGAGGTTACGTTGTTGATCCTAAGGTAAAAGAATTCTATGGCTTTATTAAGTGAATTAAATGAAGGTCATATCTATTTCTTTGAATTCGAGGGTAATTATATACTAGGAGAATTTGTCATAGACTGGGGTGAAGATTATACTGATGAACCAATGGTTAAGTATTTAAGTGAACTTTGGTCTGATGATGAAGATGGTTTAGAGTACAACACATACGTGAGCACAAAGTCCATAAAATCTTTAAATATAATCAAATCTTTCGGTCATAAATATGATTTAAAGAAATACACAGAAGATATATTACAAGAATTAAAAGAAGAATTACCGGAGTACTTTATATGAAAATCTTATTAACTGGAGTCGAATGGGAATGGAAAGGAATGATTGGTTCCAGACTATTCGAACTCTTATCAGAAAAACATGATGTCACAGCACTAGAAGGTGATATTAGAGATCCTTACACATGGTTTGAACACATTAATACTAAATATGATATGGTCATTCATTTGGCAGCATTAGCAGGAGTAAGAGCATCATTCGAAGATCCGGAACTATATGAAGATATTAATGTTAATGGTTCAAGAGAATGTTTTTATTACTGTGAGGAATCACATACACCCTGTCTATATGCTAGTAGTTCTAATGCTTATGAGTGGTGGTTGAATCCTTATGCAAGTACTAAAAAGACTGTAGAACACATGGCTAAATCTGGCAAGTTTAGATCAATTGGTATGCGATTCCATACTGTTTGGCCTGGTCGAGATGATATGTTATTTAAGAAAATTGAACGTGATGATATCGATTACATCAATGCTGATCATTCAAGAGATTTTATCCATGTTGATGATCTTTGTTCGGCAATTGAAGTAATCTTAAATAACTTTAGTTTATTATATACTGAATATGATGTTCTGGATATTGGTAGTGGTACTACAGTTAAAACAATCGATGTTTATAACAAATACAGTAAAACTAAAAATGCGGAAATCAGACATGGCTCAGCAAAAGGTGAACGTACACACACTAAAGCCGATGTTGAATATCTTTATAATCTCGGTTGGGAACCTAAACACAGTATAGTATGAATGTACATAAACTAAATGAATCTTTCTCAGTAATAGATGCTGACACCCAAACTCTCAAAACAATCTTTGAGTACCTAAAAGTTGAACGACCTGGCGCGTGGTTTGAACCGGCTGTTAAAGCTGGTTTCAAATCACCCTACCAGTACTTCGGTTCTATCCAGAATAAAAAGTTACTTGTAATGAACGGTCACCTGCAACTGCTAGGTAACTTTGGAGTACAACCAGAAGTTCTAGAAAGTGATAATAATAGTTTACAAATCGACGAATTTGTTAAAGATGTTAAACATATTTTACCTTTCCCTCCGTATGATTTCCAGGAACAAGCATTTAAAGAATCAATTCTTAATGTAAAACAAATCAATAAAATGTGTACAGGCTCTGGTAAATCAATGACTATCTCACTGATTGCCGAGTTCATGCGCAGACAAGGAAAGAAGGGGTTGCTACTTGTACCGAATATTAACCTACTTACGCAGTTTAAATCCGATATTGAAAGTTATAATCTTCACGACCTTCACAACGATACTCATACCATTGGTGGCGGCTCATCTGATAAGCATTTTAATTGTTCACTTACGATAAGTACTTGGCAATCCATGCAGAACTGGAAAGATGATCTTGACCAATTAGACTATGTTATTACAGATGAAGCTCATAGATTTGCTTCTGATGAAACTGCTGCTATTGTAAAGGAAACAATCAACTGTAAGTACAAATGGGGTTTCACAGGAACTCTACCAGAAGACCCAGTAGCTAAAATGGAACTATTTGGTCTCTTCGGTCTGCCTAAAACTTATATTACTTCAGCTGGACTTATTGAACGTGGTCTAGCTACTCCTATCAAGATCAATAGTATCATCTTTAAATATGATAGAAACGATAAAAATATCTTTAAAGAAGAAAAGGGTTACACTAAACAACTTAAATTCATTAAGGATCATGAACCACGAAACAAATTCATCGTTGATCTAACGACTAAACTTCGAGGTCATGGTAATACTCTTGTACTTTTCCAACACACAGAACACGGTAAAATGCTATTCATGGATACTATGAAAAAGCTTTATCCGGATGTAGAAGTACAAAATAAAGACATCGCTGGTAAGAAATCATTCGATTTCCAGGAACAGTACGGTGTCTATTTCCTAAACGGTGAGGATGATGCAAAAACACGAGAAAAAACACGCAATGTACTTGAGAACCATGAAGATGCTATACTTATTGCTAACTATGCTCTTCTTAGTACTGGTGTTAATATCAAAAAGCTCCACAACATGGTCCTAGCTTCTCCACTGAAAGCCTATACTACAGTAACGCAAAGTATTGGTCGAGGCATGCGACTTCATGAATCCAAGAAAGAATTTGTGGTGTATGACCTTGTAGATGATATGGGTATCAGATCACCAGGTGGTATCTTTTATAAACAGTACCAACACAGAAAAAATACTAGTTACAACCCAGAAGAGTTTCCAGTAAATGAAATAGATTATCCTCTATTCAATAATTTTGCTTAGATTGTGTATATTCTTAATAAGATTTGTATTATAATAGCTTTATATGACTGATATAGGTAAAGAAATGATCCATACTATTTTAGCTGAATTAAACGAATCAAACTCTAGCAACCACAAGCTGGAAGTTCTTAAAAAATACTCAGACAATGAGCTACTTAAACAAATCCTTAAGATGACATATGATAAGGTCGCTTATACCTATGGTGTAACCCTTGAACAAATTGCTAAGTTTGAACCTAAAGAAGTTGAACTACCATTCGATCTAGAGTTCGCTCTTGCATCCCTCTCACATAATTTAGCGGGTCGCGAGGTAACAGGTCATGCTGCCCTCCAACTTGCATCTAATCTTATCGGTGGTCTGAATGAACAGGATGCCGATGTTCTCAAAAAAGTTATTAACCGTGATCTTCGAATCAACGTTGGTAAAACTCAGATCAATAAAGTCTTTAAAGGTCTAATCACTAAACCATCATATATGCGTTGTGATGTTTATTCTAAAAAGACTGCTAAAAATATCCAGTTTCCAGCCATTGTTCAATTAAAAGCAGATGGAACATACCGTGAATTTACCGTTCATTCTGGACATGTTTCTTCTCGTTCCAGAAGTGGCGAAGAATATGATTACCCTATTATCTTTGAACAAATGAAAGAATATCCAGATGGTGTCTATGTTGGTGAACTTACTGTGGAAGGAATCCATGAACGCTCAAAAGGTAACGGACTAATCAATTCAGATAATCCACCATATGAAGATATTATCCTTGAACTGTGGGATTACATTACACTAGATGAATACGAACAAGCAGCTCTAAAGGATCGTAAGAATCCTTGTGAAATCATGTACAGTACTCGTTTTGCTCAACTGGATATGATTGTTCAAGAATCCAGAAATGTTCGATTGATTCCCACACATTACGTTGACACATTACAAGAGGCTCTACAGTACTGTTCAAATTGGATGTCTGAAGGATTCGAAGGTGCTATTCTGAAAGATGTTTCTGGTGTATTTAAAGATGGTACTTCTAAACATCAGCTAAAACTAAAATTAGAAATATCAGCAGAAATGCGCTGTACTGGTTTCCAGGAAGGTTCAGTAGGAACTAAACGTGAAGGTAAGATTGGTTCTCTAATCTTTGAAAATGATGAAGGAACAATTAAAGGTAAATGTTCTGGATTCTCTGATGCTGAACTTGATGAATTCACTGAAAACTTTGAAAAGTACAAAGGAAAGGTTCTGGAAGTACAGTTCAATGATCTAAGTAAAGCTGATAATAATGATTTCTATGCTCTATCTCATCCACGCTTTATTGAATGGCGTAATGATAAAGATGAAACAGATACATTAGAGAAGGTCTTTAAACTACGTGAAATGGCAATGGAGTTAAGCTAATGAATCTTGAGTTGTTGTCGCAAAGATTAAATAGTAAACAAAGGCAAATTTAACAACTCAGAGCAGAGTTATATAGACAAGAAAGTAAGATTATGTCCATCAAGAAAAAAATTGCAAAAAAAGTGAAAAAAGTTTAAAAAAAGTGTTTACATTTGCTAGAAGTATGGTAGAATGGTACCATAATCAAATGAAGGAAATACTGAAATGCTTAAATTTGAATCTCTTGCAAAAATCGGTGACGTAATCAAAGCTTTCGATTTTAAACCAATGGGTGACCGTGATGATTACTTCCTTACTGGTATCGTAACTGCTAAAGGTAAGATGTATAAAGAACTTGAAAATGGTAATAACCACTACATTGGTGATGGTTACACTGTTAAGGTTATCGGTGGCGATGATAATTCAAAAGAACGTGTTGGATTGACCATGTTTGTCCCATACGAGGTTGATTTCATGGAATATGATGAACGTGTTCAGATTGTCGCAACAAAAGAAGAACTTGAACTGATTACTGAAGAATATTCTTCTCTTTTTTAAACAGAAAGGATATATAATAATGGATATGGAAAAAGCAACACCACAACAAATTGCAGATTACAAAAACAGCTGGATGAAAAATGCTTATCCAGTTCGTTTACACTCAGATCTTGATGTTAAAGGTAAAGACTGGTGTAGAAAATATCTTGACCGATGGCAATGGAAGATGAATACATGGACAGATGTTTATGAACACACTTTCTATTTTGAATGGGAAAAAGATTCTATAGCATTTAAAGAGAACTTTGGTAAGTTCGCAGATCAGGAGTCAATTAAATGAATGAGAATGATAAAACAGAATTTATGAAAAACTTGGATGAGATGTCCAAGGTTTATGCTGAAATTTCAGAAGCAAATGAAAAAGAAGCAGATGAATTCTGGGAATCTTTATCTAAAGAAGATCAAGAAAAAGCTTTCTATGCAGTTATTAAACGTATGTATAAAGCTGAACTAGAGGATAATGGTTCATATCGTTGGGCTCTTTATGATGTTTTCGGCTTCGGTCCACATATGTATGCTCAAGGTATGGACTGTGGTTATATGGCTTTACATAATGCTATCTTTGATGGTGAAGAATTAATGGCTATGGGTGGTGTAAATCGTCTTGAAGTAATTGATGATTCTGGTCGTGCTTATACTAAGTATTTTAAACCTGGTGATGTTGATTATGTACTACAAGATGAGAACAGAACCCTAAAAATCTTTATCGAAGAGAAGAAACACAATGAATATCAAACACAATTCGATTTTTAAAACAGACGAAATAGAAAAACTCTATTCAGAACGTGATGGTGTTACTATTAAGTATGTTTGTACAACAGATCTGAAAAACTCTGATATGCCAGCAGATATATTCTATAGAGATACACCACATCCAGAGTTTGGTAATAAATATTTAGGACTTTTTATTCATCCCATAACAGGTTCATCTTATATTACTAATGCGGATGTTGTAGAAGAATTCGAATTTGGTATGGTTGAAAATGATAACCAAGAACTGGAATATTCTGAAAGTCATCACGAATATAAATCATTTAATAATGGCAATATGATTGATGGTGGTCGTCAGTATGTTAGAAGTTCTGGACCTACTAAATATTATATTATAAGAAATGGACAATTCGTTGAACAAAATGGATAAAATTGAGGAGAAATATAATGAGCTCGTTGACTTCTTTGGTAAAGACTTGGCTAATCATGAAATTCATCCCAGGACTTTTGCTTATCAAGTTAAGCTGTATAAATATCTTACAAGTACTAAGGAACAAAATAGCACAGTCGACTTCACAAAGCAGAGACACACCTGATGAACACGAAGATTTCTCCAATAGGCAAGGCTGAAAGAGAACAACTTGATATCGAAACAAAGATTCGAATAGTTCGTATGCAGATCGATAAGTACAGTACAATTCTTTATGATAGTCGATCTACTGAAGAAATGATGATTAAAGCTAAAACTGTTCTCGAAAGGGAAGAAAAGTATCTTAAAGAACTTAAAAACGAATACCCTGAACATTTTATATAAGGAAGGAAATAAATGAAGCAAGAAGTATCAATTAAATCTACAGAGTTTCAACCTCGTAAAGATTATATTCTGGTAAGTGCTGAAGAACTACAAGATGAGAAAGTTACAGAAAGTGGTTTGGTTATCTCATTACAGCGCTCATCACTAGAACGACCAACTATTGGTCAGATTGTAGCTGTAGGTGTTGAAATTGAAGATCTTAATGTAGGTGATACAGTCCTATGGCCTCAAACGGATGGGATCGATATTACATTTACGGATGGTGATCGTATTCTTCTTCGTTATGAATCAATTCTAGGTAGTAAAAAATCATAATGGACATCAAAGATAAGTCGGAATCATTAGCAGCTAAAATGAACAAGTTAACTGAGAAGTTCTCAGAGAATCTTGATACAGCTGAAGAAATGGTTCTGACTGGTGATGATGTAGTTGATTTCATCGAAGAAAAGACTCAGGATATAGATTTGTACTCTGAGTCTTTACCATCTGCAGAAGTAATTAATCTCGAAAATATGGTACAGGATTTCAAATATGTTCGAGAAACTCTCAAAGAAAATACAGACAATGGAAGGAGAGTTCTTAATTCTGTCACTTTTGATCTTCTCGACAGCGATGACGATAAGCGCGCTAGTCTTATTATGTCTTTCGCTGAGCTGAACAAAGCTATTGCAGATAATATGAAGCTTTATATCAATGGATATAAAGAAATTTCTAACGTTCTACTGAACTTAGATAAAATAAGGAAAGCACAAATTGCAGAAGGACCTACTACAGTTAATAACACACTGAATATCAGTGGTGAAGCTGTGAGTACAGTTGATCTTATTAAAAAGTTAGCGGGGAATAACGATGAATGAATTTCAACAATTCATGATGGAAGAAGCCATCGAGTACAATATTAAGAAAGGGAAACCCCTTACTGAATGTATCTACAGACGTGAATCAGATGCATTTGTAGAGTACTTTAAATACCTAAAAGAAAATCAAGATAAGTATACACTTACTGATTTCGATAAAGAACTTCTATCTACAGACATTGGTGAAAAAGCAATGTACGAAGGTGAAGAAGTTTGGCTTGATTTACCATTTATGGAAGCCATTGAAAAAATGGATGACGATCCATGTCAACCTGGTTGGGTTATGCTTGGAACTAAAATGAAAAATGGTAAGAAGGTTCCTAATTGTGTTCCGGAAGATTCTTTAACTGAAGAAGAAAAAGTCGAATTGAATAAACCTAAACGTGGTGGCCCTAAGAAGTTCTACGTTTATGTTAAGAATGATAAAGGTAATGTTGTTAAAGTAACATTTGGTGATACTACTGGGCTATCTGTTAAATTCGATGATGATGAAGCTCGTAAATCATTCGTTGCTAGACATGATTGTGCTAATAAAAAGGATAAAACAAAACCTGGTTATTGGTCATGTAATCTTCCAAAATATGCTAGTCAATTAGGATTATCGAACGGTGGCAATTTCTACTGGTGATGCACCATACCAAATAATTGATGCTAGAGAAAACTGGGAAGTTCGTTACTTTAAAAATGATGATCCAACCCAGTTATTCTGGCATAGAGATAAAGAAGATAGAGAAGTTGAACTCTTGTGGGGTTCAATAGAAATCCAAATGGATAACTGTTTACCACTATCATTGATTCCAGGTCAATCTGTTTACATTGCAGAGGAAAGGTATCATAGAGTTATAGCAGATTCAGCATTTGCTGTAAAAGTGTATAAATATTAAAAATAAACTATATAGGAGAACATTATGTTTATTGCTAAGAAATTGTTGGAAACTAATGCAGGCGTATTTAAACGTGGAGCAGAGGTTCCTGCTGAAGTAGCTGCTCGTTACTCTCGTGACGTTGAAGAAGTAGTTACAGAGAAGCCAAAAGCAAAAGCAAAAGCTAAAAAAGAAGAAGTAGTTGAAGAGATTCTAACTGAAGATTCTGCTGATGTTTCTGTAGAAGAAGAATAATTCTAAAGAATATTTCTAAAGATTAAGGGAGCCATTTGGCTCCCTTTTTTATGCGTTGCTTATAATGTATCAGTAATGTCACATAAACTGTACAAAATAGTGATAATGTATCAGATAAGTTACATTACGCGATGTCAATAGGTGCTGGATCTGACCATTTAGTCAGTAGTTCTTCGTTCAATCTTTCAATATCAGCCTGAGCTTCCTGAAGCAATCTATCGTAATTAATTCGAGCACCACCTACTAATGATTGATCGAATTTACCAACAACATTACCCCAAAGCTCTTTAGTCTTAGCCTTAGTATATCCCTTAATCCATTCATGATTGAATACAAGATCATTATTATCATCTGCTAGATATTCGTACTGATAATGTAGTACTGCTGGTCCTGTGTAGTTCTCTAGAACCTGTAGCTTTTTAGAAAGATGATTAAAATTAAATACAATATCATCACTAAAGAACTTATCTAAAACAGCTTTAGTAGTACTGATAGCAATGATACCTGGAATAATATCGCCAGTCAATGAACCAGTAAAAAACTGTTCAGACCATAGATTAGGAACATAACCACTGCCGAAGTTAGCTGAGAAGTTAGTAATGTTAGAGGTTGAACCTTTAGAAAGCTTGATTAGGTTCGTCATAGTGTTAGGCATATCGTATTCACCCATGCCATTAATCTGTACGATTACAGAACCTTCCAATGTACCATAAGCATACTCAGTAAACTTTTGAACTGTATCATCGATGATCTCATCAATCTGAGCATCTGTTACTTCGATATTAATTGTAGGAGCACCAAGTTGAGACTTAACGTAATCTCTTAACCCAGCTTTTGTGTTAATTCTAGCCATAATATATCCTATTTGGTTTATGTTATTTATAATAAATAGAGATATGTATAACAGTTATCAAGGGTGGTACAGGATACTTAACCCAGAGAAATTCATAAAACCGATAGATGAGCATATGAAGTCTTATAGAGCTGGAGAAGTTAATTTTAAATCCAGACTGGAGTTAAAGGCTATAAAATATGCTGATTTTAATAAACATGTTACAAAATGGTCATTAGAACCGTTTCATGTTAAATATCTTAAACCGACTGATGGTAAAATACATAGGTATTACATCGATTTGTTCCTGGAATTTAGGACAGGAGACAAGTTCTTAGTAGAGATAAAGAGTAAAGGAGAAACAGTTCCACCAAAGAAACCGAAAAGAAAAACTGAAAAAGCCGTAGTGAATTACCAGAGGGCTTTACAGACATATGCAGTTAATCAAGCAAAATGGAAAGCAGCTGAAGAATTTGCAACTGCTAAAGGTATGAAATTTATAATCCTGACAGAGGAAGAACTAGGTTAGAACTGACCCCATACGTCATCTTCTGTACGATCAACAATAGGTTTCTCAACCTTAGTATTGTTAACATTAACTGTAACTTGTGGTGTAACCTCAGCTTCAGCATCTTGTTCAGCAGACGTATCAATTAGTTCCTGGAAGTATGTATCTAACGTGTCATATGGAACAGCTACATCGTTCTCATAATCAATATCTACATTATCCAGCTCTTGAATAAGTTTATTGTCATAAGGTTTACACATCAATTTGACAACAGATTTGACATCAGAATTAACGAATAGGTTATTAATACCAGGAACTTCGTAAGATGTCTGAGTTACTTCCATAATTTTGTTGTTAGGAAGAACAATTAGGTTGCCAGTGATATGATCTAGGTCTGTGCCCATATTAAGAAAATTTGAATATGCTGCGAATAATGTAATATTCTCTGTATTGACAATACCAAATTGGGCGAAAGAATAATCGGCTTGTTCCCAGTCTTCAGATACTTCTGGTAGCATATAGAT